CAGTCAGTGATGACTGTTGATCAAATGTGACCACCCCGCCAAATACTGTAAATATTTGGACTTTAGGTCACGTATTAGGCCATGCCTTCTCATTAAAGTAAGAAGGTTTGGGTCTAACACAAGTGTCTATCTTTCGAGATAGGCCCTTGGCGCCGAGATCATTCCGAAGAATGTCGGGTGAAGTAAGGGCAATATTATCTTTTCTTATGAAAAGTAATAATATTACGGGTTATTCCTAACCTTGCTTATCACTAAGCGTCTTTTGATGTTCCAGCGTAGGCTTCTAATTCTCAGTTATTGAGTAATAAGGAACCGCCATAGGAGCTTCGATATGAATCTGTGAAGAAAAGCAGACGAAATGTCCGAATCTTACGACTACAATATTGAAGTCTTTATTCCTATGGAAATAGATCTTATTTACTTCTTAACATTAGTATTAATAATAATACTAGTTGGAGATAGGAGAAAACCTTTACAGAGTGAAACTTTCGGCTCACTTGGTAGTGAGGGTTATTCTTGAAAAAGAATAGGGATTGCTTATTTCAATCAATGGATTGAAATTATCCCATACTTGGAGACAAAGGTCTGGTGGGCTCGCAAGAGCACAGCACAGTCTTTGTATTATCCTCGTACTAGTAGCATAATAGCCCCGTGACGTTCGAATCGTCAGCGATACTAGATGTTACTATATTCCTTAAGCAGGGAATAGAATAGTTTCTCTATAAAGCATGAATTGGAAAACATCTCATCATTTATATCCAGAAATCGATAGATCTCTGGCCGAATCTAATTATGTAATTGTTGATCCTCTTAATCCGAATGGGTTAGTTTATCTAACTCCTTCCGATTATAATGAGGCTTCAAGAACATGGTTAAGAACCGGTACTAAAGTTACTGTTTTACACAGTCCCTTTAGTAAAAAAGATGCTGAGACACTTAAGTCTTTCGACTTAAATGGTCCTTCATCTGATAATAAATCTAAACCCCTTAAAGGGATTAATAGAATATTATCTAAGAGAACTGTTCTAATGAACATGCTTGCAGGTTCGTGGAATGATACTAAGATGATCTCTCTAACCAATTCTAACGGATTGGGTCTCTTAAAGTTTTACTTGAGAATGGTTGTACCATTATCTCTTGCTAAAGCTTTAAAAGACGTCTCTGGTAAAATGTGGTTAACTTCAAGATTCATTAGTTACCTTATAAGATTGCACAAAATTCATGGTGCATCTTACGTAGTAACATATTTGAAACTTAATCAATTAGCAATCTCTAGGGCTATCGGTCGACAGCCACTAGGTTCACTAATGGAGTTGGATACATCTTACATTCATAGAAGATTATCCAGATCTGGACTACCTCGGTTCATCCCTGTTGGGGATAGATCGAGAATTATGTCAGGTTCATCAAGAACCATCAGATTCTGGTTAACTCTATATGGTATGTATAGAATACTTCAGTCTCCTGCAGTACCTAAACTGTCTACCATCACTGCTCCTTTAGAAGCTACAGAAGAAATTCTTTCTTCTCTGGATGCTTTCTTTGTTTCAAGATCTAAACAACTTCTTGAAAGATTCCATCATTGGAGTCTTCAAGATTTAGTTGTTCAGAAATGGGACAATTTACTGACATCTTCTTCGATAAGTGTTACATCTTGGAAATCTTTGTTTTCAGGAACTATGTTCCTTAAATACAAATTTCCAAATGTATACAGTGCTATTAGAGAATATATCTCTTTAACTCAAACGAAAGTTTCGTTTGATAGAGGTTCTCCAATATCTGTACTGATCAGATTCAATGAAGTCATTGACTCTTTAAGTAGATTAGTAGGATATTCTTACTCAGGTAAGAAAATCTTTTCTAATACTTTAAAGATGTTAGACTTTACATTGAGATCAGACGCTTCCGCAGGAAGACTGGCATGTAAAATTGAACCAGCTGGTAAAGTTAGAGTTTTTGCAATGGTAGATATTCTTACTCAGAATATCCTTAAACCATTTCATTTGATCTTATCAAAGATCCTCAAAGCTTTACCAAATGATGGAACATTCGACCAAGAAGCTATGGTTAATAGGGCCGCTGATAAAGCGACTCTATATAAAGCAGCTTACTGTTATGACCTTTCGGCCGCAACAGATAGGCTACCTATCATAATTCAGGTATCGATTGTAAAATCATTGCTTGGACAAAGAATAGCAGAGTTATGGAAAACTATCCTTGTGGATAGACCATATCTCCTTCCAGATAACAAGACTACTCAGTTTATCTTTAAAGATCAACCTGAGTATCTTGGGAAAGAACTCTTCTATTCTACAGGACAGCCCATGGGTGCTCTTTCATCTTTTAATATGCTCGGTATCACTCACCATATGATAGTACAATATTGTGCTTCATTAGTGTTTGATAACAGGTCCGATCCTCTTTATTTTGTAAAGGGATGGTGTATCTGTTACGAGATATTAGGAGATGACATTGCTATCTTCCATGAAGGATTAGCCCATAAATACTTAGAGGTTATGAGTCAACTTGGTGTTGCCATTAATGTGAAAAAATCTGTTATCGATACTAAAGGTAAAACTTTAGAACTCGCTAAGAGAACTATTCACCATGGTATTGATGTTAGTGCAATATCTTTTAAAGATATACTATCATCTGCACCTTTTGCTCAAAGAGCCGCTATTGTAGAGAGAGTAACTAGAAGAGGTACTGTGAAAACACAGTTAGCTATTCAGATACTTTCTCAATTTTATGGAGAAAATCCTGAGTTACGGAGATCTTACATGTTAATATCATTATTCTTTAAAGGATATAATGATAAGAAAGTAAGTCTCACAGATGTTTATTTCTTCTTATTCTTAATAAGAAAATTTTCATCTGGTAACCTTGGAAGTAGTATGAGCTTCAGTCAAGAGTTAGTTGATATTTTATATACTGTTGTAAATAAAATATATTATAAGGGATTAACCTCTTATAATGCAAACAACTTAACTCTTTTCTCTAGAGATCTATGGAATACTTACTGCGTTGAATTCTTTTGTACTATGTTATGTTTAGTTCCTATTTTCAGAACTGAAACATTAAACAGAGTTAAAGAATACGCAGAAGTTGCAAACCAGTTACAATTAGTGAAATCTGATACTAATGAATTAATGTCATTAGATAGAACCTATGTAGGTATCTTACTTGGGTATGAATTTGAATCAACCCAAGAATTCAGAAAAGCAGCTAATGAACTGGTCCTGCACGTTAATACTATGTTACAACCTGATATCTTCTTGAAGTTATCGGGTTCACATAATATTAGAACCTTAAAGTTATTCACTATGGTGTTAAAATCACCATTAGCGAGTCCTTATAAAGGTTTAGTGCCAGGGCAAAATCCATTGGATTTCTTGTTCTTAAGTGAACCTAGAGAATGTTCTATAACCGATTTACATAGTATAAATGTTTCTAGTATCGGAGATCTTATCTTCTTAAATGAAGAAATAGATTCTCTCGAACACTCGAAAATTACTATGATCGGTAAAGAACTGACTGATCCAGCATTTTCACCCTTGTCAGAATTTAGTGAGAATTATAACTACTTATCGGTAGTTAATGATTTCTTACATATGGTTCATGACGAAGGAGGGCTTGTCCCTACAGTGGAAATGACCTATGGTGATATCACCCTAGCGTACTATGAGATTTGGGCACTTTCAGAAATTACTGGTTTATTATATGAACCAGATAACTGGAATGCCTTAGTAACAAAGTTGTTCTATGATGATAATGGAGTGCTTAAATCAAGATATGAAATCTTGACTTAACCTCCTGGTTCATTAGGAATTAATTGAATTCTTGTCGCCCAGCAGTGTCAGATCAAATCTGTCTTACCTGCAACATGAATTCCAGAGGGTTGATCACCTTACAATTCACGGTATTACTACCTGACAGTAAGAAGAACAAACTCTTAGATTAATTCTAATTAGTCTAACTCCTATCTTTATATATGAATCTGTGAAGAAAAGCGGACGAAATGCCCGAATCTTACGGCTACAATATATATAAGATAATCGTCTTATTAGGTTGTATAACGTTTAACGTCTATGTGACGCTACTATTACACAGTGGCTAACAAGGGACTACCTTTCGATAG